AATCAACTCTCATCGCTCATGCTCCCAGTCTTAATTTTGTGTGCAGGTGCAGCTCTCACGTCCGGGGGCGTAGGTGGTATCGCCGCGGCTTTTCTTAAGTGCCGCAGTCGCGAAGCCAACCGCGCTCGTGCCGAACGGCTTGCAGAAGTCATCCTTGACAACCCGGAGGAGGTTGAGGATGCCCGTAGCCTCTTGGTTACGGCCCAAGGCCGCGCTGGGCCAGGTAACACAGCACCCCTATTGCTCCCTAGCTCCAAGAAGGCTAGGCATCTCTACATTAAGGGAGTAGTAGCTGAGGTAAAGCTCGTCATGGGCACCCCAGTGAAGTCAGAAGCAAATCGCCAGGTGGCGCGGCGACTCGCCCGCAACATCATGGAAGCGCACAAGATGCGCCCCACCCACATCGCTTCGGTGCTACCTATGGTTGTCGCCGCCGTGTTCGTCTCCTCCAAGCACGAACTCGAAGCAGAGCAGTGGGCGGAGGACGTGGGGGAACGTCAACTCGGTCGTGGTTGGCTCGAGCGGCTCTTCGGGGTCGAGTCGGGTCGCCACGACGTCTGTTGAGGGCGCTTGGTAGGGTTACCAGGGATCACGCACCGTACTCCGGTCACGCATCCCGACCTGGTGGTAACCCGAACCCAGGCGCCCAGGAAGGAACGAATGTCGTATTGTGTCGGCGGCATCGCTCCACAGGTCAACCTCCGGGTCAACAACCCGGACATCGATACTCTGGAAACCGCACTGTGTACTCGAATGTACATGTGTGAGGTAGGAGGGCAGTACGTTGAACCCCCACTACCATCCGAAGCTACGGTCGCGGCAAAGTTGAAGAACTTTAAGTCACGTCTGCAGGCCTTTCATTCCACCCCGGAAACTCTCGACGAAGTCGTAGAGCGGTACACGGGTCGCAAGAAGGTCATCTACGCAGATGCCTGTCTCTCTTTGTTGCACAGACCGCTTGAACGCAAGGATGCTGTGAGTGTGAGTTTCGTAAAGCCCGAGAAAACCAACCCAACCAAGGCTCCGCGGTGCATCCAACCGCGGGACCCACGTTACAACCTCGAGCTCGGTGCATATCTCAAGCACATCGAGCATCGTATCTATGGACGCATCGCAAAGATATTTGGTGATGGGCCCACGGTCATGAAGGGGATGAATGTTCAACAAATCGGGTCAGTGATGGCCGGTAAGTGGAACTCATTCACTAAACCATGCGCTGTGGGTCTGGATGCTACCAAATTTGACATGCACGTGTCACCAGCCGTGTTAGGCTGGGAACACAGCATCTACATGCACATATTCCGGAACTGCCCCAAATTGCGGCGGTTACTAGACTGGCAGATGAACAATGTCGGATCCGGATTTTGCAAAGATGGGCGTCTACGATACAAGGTGCGTGGGAAGAGATTTTCAGGTGACATGAATACAGCCATGGGGAATTGTATCATCATGTGTGGACTCGTCTATGAGTACGCGCGTGAGCGAAACATACACGTGAAGTTGGCCAACAACGGCGACGACTGCGTGGTCTTCATGGAGCAATGCAACCTAAGAGCTTTTATGCTCGGACTTGAGACCTGGTTCCTTGAACTGGGTTTCCGTATGGTGGCTGAAGAGCCGGTGTACGACCTGCAGAAGGTGGAGTTTTGCCAAATGCACCCAATCCGTGTGAACGGTAAGTGGTGCATGGTGCGCAACATCACTGCAGCGATGTCCAAGGATGCCATATGCTTGCTGCCAATCCGAAGTAGAAAAGAACTATCGGAGTGGCTTGGCGCTGTTGGCGATTGTGGTTCCAGCCTCACAGCTGGGGTACCCATCGCTCGAGCCTACTATGGGCTCTTCCAGAAATCGGGCACCAGACGTACCAAGTTTGGTGATGCGTTGTTTAGGAATTCTGGTGTGCAATTCTTGCGTAAGGGCATGGTATCTGGGGAGGATACTATTACCCCTGAAGCTCGATATGACGTGTGGCTCGCCTGGGGACTACTCCCCGATCACCAGGTGGCCTTGGAAGCCAAGCTCAGTGCAGCCAGTATTGAGTTCGGATCCGAGGTGAAGGAATCCTTCGATGAGGTTCCTGGGCTACTCGTCTAGTTGAGTTCTACGCTCTGCATACCCCATGACAAAGAACTCCAAATCCAAACAAGCTAACCTGCGAAAGGCCGTTGCGCGCCTTGAGCAGAGGATTGGCGACGGTGGTAAACTCCGTGCGTCAATGTTGACATCCCCGCACCAGTATTTGATTGCTATGCGGGATCCCTTCCATCCTGAAGCAGCGGGGGTGAAGTTGCCTGATTTCGATGGCAACCCTTCCTTCACTGTTGCGTCCAAGGACGTGTTTCTCTTGCGTGTGAACGATGCCGGCTACGGCGGCGGTTACATTCAATTCGGCACTTCTGGGCGCAACCAGGTTCAAGCCCTCGAAGCTAACGCTGGGGCCACTGTTGACATGAACGGTGGTACGGCGCATGCTTGGTCGGACTACACGAGTGGGTTGCTGAATCCCGGCAACTCTGTGGCCTCCCGGATGATTGCCGGTGGCCTCAAGATCAGTAATCTGCTTAGCATCGCTGGCAACCAAGCAGCCCAAGGCCGCTTGTTGATCGCACCCGTGTCGAACGCCGCTGTATACAACACGCGGTATCTGACGGAGAGTCTCCTGCGTAAGCAGCCCGGCGCCATGGTGATCCCATTGGCTGCACTGGCTTCGAGCGCGGTTCCAGTGGTTTGTCTCACACGGCCACTGGACCCGTCTGCGCATTGCTACTTTCCCCCCGGCCTGCACCTAACCGGCGTCGCAGACAATGACCCCCAGTTCTTGAGCTTTGCTTTCTTGATCGTGGGTGCACCCGCACTGAGCCTTCCTCTGGAGGTTGAGATGGTTGCACATTGGGAAGTTCTGCCAGTTCTAGCGAATGCGGTGTTGACAACACCTGGCGTCGAGTCTTCAACAAAGGTCATGGAAACGGCCGTCAATGAGGGACAACTACAGGAACCGGTACAGTTCGGGCCTGAGAACTCTCCAGTCATGCGGCAAGCGGCAAAGACATCCCGGTCTAGCTTCTTACGCATGGGCAGTAAAGGATAAGGTTTGAGTCACCAGACTAATGATGGACCATGATTGAATAAACTGCTAGAATGCCCAATGAGGCTCAACGACTCGGCACTGGTGTACAGGTGCGACAGGAGGCTTGGGGATTGGTACCCCTTCGTTGAGTGCTAAACAGGTTCGTAGCCTGCAACTCCGTACAATTGGTTATTGTTGCCCCTGAGGGGTAATTCCGGTGCATGCCGACCCTGCGAGGGGTCGGGGGCCATGGCGACCGTCCAGGTGTAGACCGAC